TCTAATAAGGCAAGATTTATTGAAGAACAGTGTGAAGAGGTTATTGATCTTAGAAAGAAAAAGAAGGCACAAGTCATTGATTTGCTTAAGAGTCGAAATTATGATATTATTGATAAAGATAATGAATACAAATATTTAAGACAAATGAGAATTGAAAGTGTAGAAGAGGAAAACATTGTGAAACTTAGAAAAGAACGAGATGAGAAGATGAAAGAATTGGAAGTATTGAAAAAGACATCAGAGCGTAAGATGTGGATGACAGATTTGAAACAATTTGAGAAATTGTATGAAAAATATTTAATTGAACGTCAAGACCGAGTTTTTGGAAAGGTTACAAAAAAGAAAGGAAAGAAGATGAAATTTAAGAAAAGTAAATAAGTTAAAAACTATAAAAAATCATTATTATTTTTATATAAATGTCTTGGAGAAATTTACTAAGAGAAAAATTACAAAAAAATTTTTTAATAGAAGAAGGAGAGTTTCATCATCCTTTAATTCAAAATACATATAATGAAGAAGACATATTAAGTATGGTTGATGTATTTGTATCAGATAGATTAACAATGGGAAAGAAGGTGGAAGAGTTTGAAAAAGAATTTGCGAAATATATTGGTTCAAAGTATGCATTAATGGTAAATTCTGGATCGACTGCTAATCTTATTTCTTTAGCAGTAGCAACAAATCCTCTTCGGAAAAATAAATTAAATCCAGGAGATAAGATTATAATACCAAATATATGTTGGTCTACATCTGTTTATCCTGTTATACAATGTGGATTAAAACCAGTATTTGTTGATGTAGACCCAAATACATTAAATATAGATTTAGATAAATTAAAAAAAATAATTACACCAGATGTTAAAGGTATAGTAGCTGTTCATATATTAGGAAATTGTTGTAATATGGATGAATTTATGAATATTGTAAATGAACATAAATTATTTTTATTAGAAGATACTTGCGAATCATTAGGAGCAACATATAAAAATAAAAAATTAGGTAATTTTGGGGATTTTGGAACGTATAGTTTTTATTATTCACATCAAATAACAACAATAGAAGGAGGTATGGTTGTATGTAATAATTATGAAGATTATCAGTTATTAAAGTGTTTACGTTCTCATGGATGGACGAGACATTTGGATAATAAAAATGAATTGGAAAAGTTATATTCAAATATTGATCCGAGATTTATTTTTGTAAATTTAGGTTATAATTTTAGACCAATGGAAAATCAAGGTGCAATGGGGTTAATTCAATTAAAAAAATTACCAACAAAAAATGAAAATAGATGTTATAATTATACAAGTATAACAAATACTATAAAAAATCATAAAAAATTTAATAATCAGATTACATTTGTTAAAGTATTGGATGATACAAATCCGTCATGGATGGGATGTCCTATGTTTTTAAATAAGAAATATAGTGATAAACATAGAGATTTTTTAACATATTTAACAAATAAAAAAATCGAAAACAGACCTATTATATCAGGTAATTTTGTAAGACAACCTGTATTTAAATTATTAAATATTAATGATATAAATAATCCAGAATATTTTGAAGGTGGTGAATATATTCATAATTTGGGATTTTTTATTGGATTGCCTTGTTATAAACTATCTAATAAAAAGATTGAAAAAATTGTTAACATATTATTAGAATTTAACTTTTCAGACTAATGGTTTGAATTTTTTTCTTATTTCAACATTACTTTCTAAAAATTTACTAATGTTGTTTTTTTCATATACAACATCTGCTTGTTTTTTAAAGTGTCCCTTCCATTCTAAAGATTGATTAATATATGTAGATCTAGGTCTATCTATAGGAACAGCCATATTACTTATATCTCTCTTATATTTTAAATAACTATTTAGTTCAGTCATAATTTTACATACACATTCTCTAATAACTTGTTTATTTAATTCACCAACTTGATAAGAGATATCATCAGCAATGTTTTTAGCATTTTGTAAATATATACTTCTCATTATTATTTTTATTTGATCAATTGGTTGCAAACCAATAACCTTTTCTGTATTATCATATATACTTCCGCGTATACCATTCTGAATAATATTTATGTTTTCTTTACAAAAAAATACATCTGATAATAAATTTTTTTCCCATCCACCATTTAATGCTTCTCTATAATCACATGAATTATCCGTTACCTGGATTTTATCTTGTAAACTAAATTTAATATTTACGTTATCCAATAAATTAATACGTCCATTATGTTTATTATAATTAAGTCCTGATTTATTTTTTAATTCTTCTGAGAAAATTAGCATATAATATATAGCAATAAAATATTATCTAAATTAATTTATATATTATGGGATTTCAAAAAACTGTATTAATCGTAGCTTTAGTGATTTTGACTATTTGTATTATTTTTATTTCAACAGTTATTTCTAAAAATGAATCAAAAAAACAATGGCCTCCTGAAACAGGAACATGCCCACCATATTATGTAGTTTCAACAGAAGGTGGGGGTGTAAGTTGTAAGAGAGATCCTAATGCACCAAAAATAGGTGAAGATAATGGAGGATGTTCTAATCTTAATTTGAAATTAGGTAATAGCTTTATTAGTGATAAGGCTAAGTGTGAATGGTCAAATACTTGTAAAATACAATGGGATGGTATTAGTTCACCCGATTGTAATACTCGTAGTTCTTTACCACATGGTCAATTATAATTGCTAAATAAATATTTAAATTGAAAAATAGTTTTAAATATTTATAAAAAGTTAATATAACAATGATTACATTGATATCTTTCTTACCCGAGGAAGTAATTATTTATCATATTAAACCATTTATGGCATTGGATGATCTATATTTAACAAATAAAAATGATTATAAAAAATACAAAAATGAGAAGTTATCTTTGTCTAATTCCAAGTCAATCATATCTGCGTCTTATATTACAAAAATAATACGGAAAGATTATGCATTTTTATTTGAAATAGTATTAAATATTATGTTTAAACATTGGTATAAAGCTTGGAAAATAAGATACAAAAATAGTGTGTTCTCTTGTTATATCGATTTAATAAACTATCAATGTATTGAATATAAATCAAATTTATGTAGAAATTTAATAAATAATAAACTAGAAAAAAATGGAATTCGTAAAAATAAGTTTAAAAGAATAAGAATAAGAAAACATAAATGGAGCAATTAGATTTAATTAATTTATTAAATAGATCTGAAGAAGAAAAAAAACTAATAAATGTATTGAATAACTTTGAAGAAAATAAAAAACAGTTAATATTATCAAGAGGAGTCTATGTATATGGATCACCTGGTTGTGGAAAAACAACATTTGTAAAAAATGTATTAAAAAAATTAAATTATGATATAATTGTTTATGATGCTGGTGATATACGAAATAAATCTGTTATAGATAATATAACAAAGCATAAAATATCAGATACAAATATTATAGCAATGTTTACAAAGACAAAAAAGAAAATAGCTATTATAATGGATGAAATAGACGGTATGAATAGTGGTGATAAAGGAGGTATAAATCAATTAATAAAACTAATTCGACCCAAAAAAACAAAGAAACAAAAAACAGAAACAATAACTATGGTCCCAATTATATGTATTGGTAATTATCACATTGATAAAAAAATAAAAGAACTAATAAAGGTGTGTGAAACGATTGAATTAAAAAAACCAAGAACTGATCAAATAAAAAATATTATTTCTTTAATATTACCAAATATAGATTTTGAACTTCAGAAAAATATTATCGAATTTATTCAAGGAGATTTAAGAAAAATTAACTCAACATATAATATTTATAAAAATCATCAAAATATATTAAAAAATGAAATTATTAAAAATATATTAGAAACCAAAAATTATAATGAAGACACAAAGGTAACTGTGAAAAAACTATTAAATAATAAATATAATATTAGTGATCATTCATATATAATGAATGATACTGATAGAACTAGTATTGGATTATTATTTCATGAAAATATAATAGATACTTTTGATAAAAAAACACCCGAAAAAAATATAAATTTATACTTGAATGTTTTAGATAATATAACATATAGCGATTATATCGATCGTGTTACATTCCAAAAACAAATTTGGGTATTTAATGAAATGAGTTCTTTAATAAAAACAATGTATAACAATAATGTTTTTCACACTTTTAAAAAAAATGAAAAAATTAAAGATAAGTTTAATCCAATTGAAGTAAGATTTACCAAGGTATTGACAAAATATTCTACTGAATATAATAATAGTATATTTATCCAAAATTTATGTAAGCAATTAAATATCGATACATCTGATATGTTTTTATTTTTTTATAATTTAAGAAATAATCATAGCGTTGAAGAAATTATTAGTATGTTTAATAATGAAAATTATGAAATTAATAAGCTAGATATTAATAGAATATATAGATTTTTAGATTATGGTAAAGAAGAATAAATATGTATTTAAAGATTTTATTAGATATGTATTAAAATGGAAAAACACGTAGAATCTTATAAGAGTATTAGTAATTTTATTTTGAAATATGGTAAGGCTAGTAAGGAATATAGTAATTGTGAAAAAGAATGTTATTTTTCAAAAAATACTGAAACAGATGAAAGTAAAATAAATAATTTTAAATTAACAGAAACAAATAAAATACTTGAAAACTTAGAATTTATGCCAATTCAGCTGAAAAATATGTATAGAATTATTAGCAATCCATATATAGAATATTATTTTGGAGAATGGATATTAAATAGCTTAATAAATTTGCAAGAAAGACTTAATATAATGTTACAAGAAGGAAATTTAAATGTTGTTGATTTTGCAATAAGATATGTAGGCATGGGACATTGTATTATATGTTCATATGATCCTAGTGATGGAAAAATATTTTTCAGAAGAGATGGAGGGTCTAATGGTTATGAAAGAGTTGATCGTTGGAATTTTATAAAATCATATAAACCCGAAGTAAAAAAAAAACATAAGTTTAGTGTATGGTTAAATAAGGTTGAAGATGAATGTAATCACGAAAAATATAAAGAAGAACCTTGGTTGTATTTTCAAGATCCAATGTTAATCAATCCTTAAATGTTTCATTCCATTCATCAATAGTATAATTATTACTCATAGATCCATTACATCTACTGCATATTGGCTGTAAATTTGATATATTATTAGTTCCACCTTTACTTTTAGGTATATTATGACCAGCTGTAAAATCAAACACATTAATACTATTATTACACCATGTTATTTGACATTTTCCTCTAAATTTTTCACCAAACGTATTTAACCACATTTGCTCTCTAACAGCCCTAGGTATTTGTGTTCCAAAAAATCTAATTATCATTAATATATATATTTTTAAATTTATATATTAAAGTTGTTTATTCATTATCTTTGCAAAATTTTACCATTTCTTCGGGGTCACGTGTTGGACATTCCTTTATTCTTGATTTTTTACTATCTGTTAATAAAATTGTTGGAAAACCTTTAACATCATTATCCTTACATTCATTATCGTTACTGTCAACTACTCTTTCACCAACATTTGTATTATTTATTTTTTTA